CAAGTGCCAAAGTTAAGTACCCCCTTTGGGGGTACTTTGCTGTAGCATACTTGCCATATTAGGGTTGTAGGCAATATTAAGTACCCCCTTTTAGGGGGTACTTAACTTAGGCACAACACGGTACCCTATTATAGCCCAAATCCACCCATATGTAAGGGGGCAAGAAAGGGACGGACAGGCTGTGAAGGCGACTCTTCGGCCTTGCATTTAACTGTTGTTTGTGGGCATGTTTGTCTGGGGCAAGGTGGGCACGCCGGACACACTGTAGGTGGCGGGCACTTAACCTCAGGGCATCTTGGGCGCGGGCATGCAGGACAATCGCCACAGTGTTTATTTTTACACGAAGACGTATCAACAATAATTGGCTCGGGTGTTGGTACCGATGATTTGAGAACATACTGAGAAAGGTCAGGAACAGGAGGGCACTCTGTCTTGAGCATGTATTGACTCATTTCAGGGCAGACAGGCGATGGCGGTATAGATGATTTTAGAACGTATTTAGAAAGATCGGGGACAGCAGGACAAGAATCAGAGCCACACGACCCGCACATTGCAGGTGCTGTACTAGCAAATCCTTCATAGTTTCTACTCATTGAACCAAGCATAACACCTAGTAAAAAAACAGCAGCCACCAAAAAATACGGCGATACTGATTTTATATTAAATACACGCATGGTGTCTTTCTATAGTAGTCTAGGAAATTGTGCAACACTGCATGGGAACTTTGACTGAAGGAGTCTTAACAGGTACAACACTAACAGGTGCCACGGGCACATCTATGCACAGTGCAGGTTCAACTGGTGGTAGAGTAGGCTCAGGCACATCATTTACTTCTGTAGGATCTGCAGGAGATGGTGGAATTGGAATAGATGAACCAGATAGGTCAAGAGGAATAACATTAGTATATCTAAGATATACTGCCGTGGGCTTCACAAATTCATAATTTGGAATAGTATTACATGGATCATGTAGATTAAATACATTTGCCGTGCTATTTTTTACATTTGAATTGTTCTCTGGATTGTACGGAATAGGATTGGGATAAATACTTTCTAGTGAATTCCTATGAACATAGGGAAATTCATAAGTCTTTCGCTGGAATAGCTCATTGCGACGATTTTCGCGATTTAAAACACGAAGACTACGTGCATCCATGTAAACTATATACTAGATGAATCTCTAGGTCTTCATCAATTTTATAAACGGCAAGTGCCGCTACCGTGTTGTGCCTAAGTTAAGTACCCCCTAAAAGGGGGTACTTAATATTGCCTACAACGCTAATATGGCAAGTATGCTACAGCAAAGTACCCCCAAAGGGGGTACTTAACTTTGGCACTTGCCATTAACGGAAATTATATCCCGCCGCCGCGCCACTTGCACATACTATTACACCCCAAAGCGTATCCTTAATTGTCATTTCATATGTCCATCCTTTTAGTGTGGCAAGGTTTGTCAAATCATACAGACCATACATGGATGCACCAAGAAGCGCCCCTTTTGTTGCTGATTCTTTCACGCTTTTAGAAGTATTTACAGCAAAGTATACAAGTGCCGCCGGTATAAGTATATAAACAAGTAACGCCGGAATTAAGCGAACAGTTAGTGGTGATTTCTGAACAGAAGCAAATAGTGCACTATGAGCTTTAAAGTTTAGTGTTAGCCACACAGCATCCATTAGAAGTACTACTATAGTAATTGTGATGAATGGGTGCATATCTACAGGGTAGCTATATTTTACCGGCAAGTGCCAAAGTAGTATTGTAGGCAATATTAAGTACCGCCAAGTACTTAAATTAAGTACTTGGCTCTACTTAACTTTAGCACAACACATTATCTTCTAATAGTTGGATGAAGCCTTCTAGTATTTCCATGACGTTTACTCATGTCCCTTTTAAAAGACACCGGATAATTTACTCGTTTACGCGTTTTTGGAGGTGTTCCCCGTGTTGGTGTTAATGGTGCCTTTATACCACGTACTTTATTTATTACCATTTTAATACTACCCTTACACCAAGCTAAAATATTAACTTTTCCTATAATCGGCCGAGGTAAGTAATCACTGGGAATAAAAGGTGGAAAGTATCCAACAAAAATATCTTCATCTGCAGAGTCAATATTTAAGCTATGTAAAGCCAATAATCTACCTAAGTATGAACGCTCTGGCATATATTCATACACTATGTATAGTTGTTCATCTATAGTTTTATACTTTGTAAATAACCCATATAAATGTGATATAAATGTTTCATAATATTCGGTATCTGGGTCAGATGCAAAATCAATCTCTAAAAATAACGACTGTAATTCTCTCAAATAATTCGCCAATATAAATAACTTTGTATTTTGTTTTAATGAATCGAAGCGAGATTTTTTAGACTTTCGTGTATTTATATTATTTGTATTATTTACATTATTCATGTTATTTGAATTATTATTATTATTTCTAGGTCTTTTATGCCCACCATTTTGTACTGTATTTGCAAAAAATAAAAGGTAAGAAGCATCTTTTAACATCTGGACTATACTAAATGGTCCTGGAACTGGCTCAGTAATTGCCGATTCAAGTATATTAACTACACTGCTCTGTTCATCTACAACATGTAAAGCCGACATATATACATGAATTGCTTTGGTATCTCCTAGTACTTTATGTAAATTCTCTATAAACTGTTGAAAGGTTCCAACAAACTCCTCACGTATTCCACCTTTGACTGTATTGACAAAGGCAAGAATTTGCCCTTTTTGAGCAACAGTTAGTTCACTTAACAATAGATTCGGGTCTACAACATCAACATCAGCACGATATGCCACTGACTCTTGTGTAGGATATTCCTCCATAAATCCTTCTATATGTACTTTTAAACTGTCTATATTTTTTGCTGTTTCCGAACTTTTATTATTGTTGAATTTAGTAACTGCCTCTTGAAATTCAGCAAGTGTATTTGTTAAATTATATATACTTTGGGAATATAAATACACAAATGACTTCATTGCTTTTACATAGTCCTTATCATCTATACCAAGAATAACTTTGTCAAATTCAGCCTTCTGCCAAACTATATAATTTTCCATATATGTTTTAACCTCATTATATTTAGTAGATTCGAGATACTTTTCGATCCGCGTTATGTCTGAATTTTTAGAATCAGAATTTTGGTTCATATTGCTTGAATTTACACTGGCTGTTGCCGGCGGAATAGTCTTCATGTATTCTTTAACAAGTTCAATGTGTGAAAGAGTTTTTGCTTCCTGCCACCAATCCCCTAAATCTTCATATCCCTCCCAAACAACATTTAAATGAAGAACTGACCCTATGTATTTATTTCCCTTAATAGAAGCAACATTATATTCACGCTCTCTTTTATTCTTAAAATATATCATATATTTTTTAGAGCGCGTTTCATCCTTTGCAACTTCATGCTCTTTTGTTGTAAATACAACATTAATACCCATAATAAGTGAGTACCATAGAAGTACACGGTCGTGTGTTACAAGAATAATTTCACCATCCAACTTATGTATTTTGCCATCACTTGGAGAAGCATAAATACGAGATGTATCCATAGAAGATAATGTCTGTAGCCAATCTCCAGACCGCTTTGCTTGAAATGCAGCAGACGCTTTTAACTTTAAAGAATCATCTTGAAAAATAGATTCAATATATTTCCATACTGTATTTATTGTATTAAACTCTTTAGGATTTTCAATAGTTGTAACAAGCTGTTTATTTACAGGATTTCTTATCTCAACATTTCTTAATGAAGACTTTATAATACCTTTTGGGCCACTTTGCTCGAGTAGTAAGGGACCTAAGATAAAATCGAATTTTGAATAGAAAAAGTTTTCGTATCCAGTTTTAGTCGCTATATGTGGATACACTATGGGATTTGAACTTCTATCATACAGAATTTTTCCAGTAACTCCACTACTGGGCTTAATAAACTCAGTTATTTTTGTTGCTGGATCATTCAAACTTTCGCGATTTATAATCAAATTAATATTTACTTTTTCACCCTTATCACCTTTTATTGTAGAAATAAGTTCCATAAGCTTAAATGACATTGCATCAATTATAAAATTAACTGTATCTTTTGTATCAAAAAAATCTTTAAATTCTTTTATTGTTAAATTTCCACCCTTTAAATCAATCATATCCTGAACATTTATATTTCCCTTATGTTTCAGTATAGATATAGCATACTCATTTTCTTCTTTGTAACCTCTAATTTTCATAGAGCCTGTATGAGTGGCACCAAGATTCTTCATTAAATTTTGTATAGGTGTTCTATCTCCTTCAAAATATTTATGAAGATTTTTTAAGAGTGCCGGTTCATTTAGGCTAGAAAGATCAGGAGCAGTACCGTCTGGTAATCCTGCTAAAAGAATATCAAAAAAGCCCCCTTTCATTTCTTTAAAATCGTGTTTTGCATCGGTGCAAGCACCAGTGCGCAATAATGCTTTTATTTTATCTCGTGCTGCCATCCCTAAACTATGTTGCGAAAATTAATGTGTGATTCTTATATCGTGCCGACAAATTGGACAATGTACATTGCGTTGAAACCATGTATCAATACATGTAACATGAAACGTATGCCGGCATGCATTAATAGTACGCGTTTGTTGGCCAGCATTCATAGTGTCTTGACACACGGCGCAAGATGTTTCCAGTTGAAGAGTAAGTGTATTTAATACAGTACCATTATCTATTTGAGCCTCTGTTGGACGTACAAGAACCGGGTCGGCAAATCCAGGAATTGTAATTGGATTCATCATATAGCTGGCAAGTAGATTTGTAATAAAATCATTTGTGGCTAAGGGATATGCACTTTGTTGAACAACTGGTACACCGCCCCATACCGTCTGTGAGCGCCGTGGCGGGATTGGGCGCGGATTGATTGGGCGCTGTTGACGCGGGGCTGTATTTGGACGCCTATAGACCTGCTGGGGATGTCTTAAATATTCCCGCCGATTTCTAGAATATGTATTAAAATGGTAATCCATTTGATAGTCAACATACTCGAAAACGTCATAGACATGGCGAAACTGTCTGTAATCGTATATAAGGGCAGGAAACAATCTGTGGATTTCATTAAGAAGTACTGAATCACCGTAAGGGCCTTCTACGATCTCATTTCTTTCATTAAAAATTGAAGTACGACCTGGGCGTCTAGAACCCATATACTAATGACAGACTCAAAATCTTTAGGAGGTCTTGTAAATCTAGGACTTACGTGCTATGCTAATGCCGTTATACAGTGTATACGTCACTGTCCAAAAATTAAGTGGCTCTTTGAAAATGGTCGCTATGACACCTTACTTCACGGCAGTACGCCAAAGGTAATAATGTCGCGTTCATTTGCAGAGATTGTTCAGCTTCTAGAAAGCTGTCGTCGCGGACAGAGTGTTCGTCCAGCCGACTTTCTTACAAAATTCCGAAATGCAATTCGCGGAACTGGATTTGAGCACCTTGCCCAACAAGCACCACATGATGCCTACGAATTCTACCTGTGTCTTATTGACCTTCTTCATGAAGCCTTGGCTCAGGAAGTAGAAATGTCTATTCGGCGCCCTAATGTGAGTGATAATGATAAACGCTGTGTTCAAGCCCTTGAGGTATGGCGCAAAGAATTTGAGAAGAAATACAGTCCTTTTGTTGACCTTGCATATGGCCTCTTCTACTTTGTTGTAGAATGTAGTGGCTGTAAAGGAAAAACATATAGGTGGGAGCCCTTTACAAATCTAAAGGGGGTTGTTGACCCTACAAAGACACAGACTCTTGATGAAATGCTGAAAGCTGAGCTGGTACCAGAGCAGATTTCAGGATATGATTGTGAAAAGTGTAGTCCTGTTAGGCAGACGGCTACACGAAGTGTGTATATTTGGAAACTTCCACGTTATCCAGTTGTTGTTCTTAAACGGTTTACACCGGATGGGCGGAAGATTAATACACCTGTAAGTATGGCATCATCATCTGTATCCTTTAAAGACATCTTTACACCCGATAGTCCAGAGTTTGAAAGTCTTACTGACTATAGCCTTTTATCTATTGTAGACCATCATGGAGGGGCACAGGGTGGTCATTATACTTCTCAGTGTAAAACGGAAGGGACGTGGTATCTGTATGATGATGAGTCAACTCATAGTATATCATCTGGGGCTCCTGTGTTGGGAAGTTCAACATATATGTTATGGTTTGGAAGTGTATTGCCTTAGCGTCAACACGACTTCTAAGTGTATTGCCTTAGCGTCAACACGACTTCTAAGTGTATTGCCTTAGCGTTAACACTACTTTGATGGGCGAAATAACTCATAAAATGCCTCTAAAGCTCCATCAGACCCTACATCAGTCTTATCTACATGAAATTGTGCCTTTGCATAAGAATTAAGAAGATTCACACGCTCCTCATCGGTGATTTTTACACCCTTTTTTAAAGATGCCCATACGAATTTACATGCAAGTAGGCAAGTAGCCCAATCTTTCGCCGCCGCCGACTTAGGTATTACATACTGTAGCGGCATTTTTGTTTCCCAACTAGTTGCATAATTTGTAATCATTGATGTATAATCTCCATAATAATTATCAAATAGCTCTGGGGCATCAAAGTAGACAGAGCTAAATAGTTGCTCATCAGCATGTCCATATCCGAGTCCTAAATAATAAAGGAACTTCTCCTCAATCCGATTACAAAAATCATATAAATAGGATTTAGAGCCTGTAAAAAATCCGCTACAGAGTGAGCATCGCCCAACCTGATAATATTTCTGGGCAGGCACAAGTTTATCTTGTGATATGTAATCAATATAACAAGTTGATACCTTATCCCTTAGTGTTGAAAATACGGTATCTAGATGTACAAGATTAGTATAGCCCATACGTTCAATACAAATATTTAACCAGGCAAAATGTGTTGAATTAAAGGGGTTCATGTCCATTGCTGATTTTAGTATGGCATAGCGCGCCATACAGAATAGATAGTAAGATGGTGTATTTCTATCATCACCCTTATAAGGGTGAGAAATCCGATTTTTCTTAATGGTATCTCTGTATTTTGTCATGGGTAATGCCTCAAAATCTACTGTGCAGAACCGTGTCTTGGCAAGAAGATGTGAAGGTCTTAATGCCTTAAGCTCTTCTAAACTATCACTTTCACAAAAAACAACAAGATTTGCATCTAAACCAAAGGTTGCTTTTGCATGTGTCAAGTAATAGCTCTTGGAGCGCGCCTTAATAGAGGCGGAGGCATCTGGCATACGCGTAAGGTCAAAATATGCTGTTACAACTGTATAAGGATTTACTAGTGTCTGTCCAATACTTCTTAGCCCTGCATATGTTTCCCAAACAATATCAGGTCTAGGAACAAATGATATAACACCTGTACCAGACCAATGACCTAGTGATGTAATATCAACCTTTTCTTCACTGGGAATCTTTAGCCAAAATTTGTCGCGCATTTCCTTGAAATACCAGATATCATCGCATACAATAAGCCCCTTATATCCTTTTTCTTTTAAACGCATGTATAAATCATATTCCATAGTTCCATTGTGTGGGTCAACATCTAGAAGAATTACTGCTGAGTTCATAATAGTTTCTTCCCAATGTGCAAAGACTGTTTCGTCCCAAAGATCCGCTAACTCATAGCTTACATTTGATGTATCACGAAGAAAAACTTTACGATTAATATCAAAAGAAATAATTTTCGTATTTGGCGACGTACTTAAGGCTAGTGCTGACGAACCGCAGTGTGTACCAATATCTATAATTGTTGAGTTTGGATGTAATGACGATAGATATGCTAAAAGGGTGTAATGCTGTTTTCCAGGCTCACCAAAAAATTCATTATTATCAACTTTGTAGTCTTTTATAGAAAGCTGTGTAAGAGTTTTTAATGAAATAGTTGATAATGCTTCTTTTGTTATGAGCATTTCTAGATTATGATCTTTATTATGCTTTAGACCTTACTGCCGTTAGTCAAAGAACACAATCTGAGCCCAATAGCTCCGAATAATACTTTTTGCATATGCATCAAGGGCTTGGTGGATGTAAATCGTCTTATCAGAATCTTTAAAGTTTTCATCATCATGAACAATTTGTTCATTTATAATAATTCGGCAGGGCACTGAGTTTACCTCCGAGAAACTTTTAATACTCTGAATTGTATCTTGAATAGCGTTCATATCTACAATAATAAGAAGTGTAAACCAGTCTTCACTGTCAATAAACATGTCAATCATACTCAGTTTATCGCTAAAGGATGATGCCATGTAGAAATCACCCTGATGTAGCATATTGTTTCGGTCCTGTATTTTTGTAGGATCCTCACTTCAATTTTATCTAGGCTTAATATAAATGCCTGCCTGCCCAATACGCTCATGGAGTGCTTCTACAAATGATGCACCGCGCCCAGATACTATGCAAGCTAAAGAGATGAATGAAAAACTCAAGAAAATGATGGCGGAAAGAAATGCCTTTGATCAGCGTTTCCATGGTTGCGCTGAAGCACCAAATCTTAATAAACCATCACTAAACAAATGAGTTATGAATACATAATGAATACAGCAACTGTACTTTTCTTTATTTGTTATATTCCTGAACTTTACGCAAACTATCATAATAAAAATGCAAATATATATAATCTTCCGGAAAAAGTACTTATACTTTGCGGAACAACACTTGCATTTGTATATGCGTGTATAAATGATGACAAATCTTTAATGATTAATTACGGACCACTCGTTTCTCTAGATGCAATTGCACTTGCTATGAGAATGTATTATGTTTATAATAATAAAAATCATACTATTGTTCTACCCACAAGTGCATAGGATTAATAAAAATATTTACTATACATAGAATGAGCAATAGTGTTGAAGTAGGTAAATGTATAAAAGTGGGTAGCGAGGATGCACATGGACATTATGTTTACAGCATATACAAAAAAGAGGAGGACAATAGTTATAGACGATGGAGTGTTAGTGGAAGAAAATGGGAATCTACAACACGTAAACTAGAAAATTTAGATGATTTTGATGTACTAAGTAAATGTCCCGGTGAATCAAAAGGTGGCGCAAGAAAACGAAAAACGCGGAGAAAATCTGGGACAAAACGCCGTCGCCATTAACGGCAAGTGCCGAAGTTAAGTGTACATACCCCGTAGCGATGGGTCAACTTCTACAACCTTCTTTGTTAAGAAGAGGTCAATATGCGCCTTCTTTACAATAAAGGGTAGTGTAAAGTCTGGAATGTGAAAGGGAAGTTCCTTTGTATTGAAGATTCGCAGCATGTTAATCTTCTGTGTAATCTGCTCAACGCAACGCTTCAACTCACGCACACCAGGCTCCTCGCCTGAATATGTTGTAATAAGATGCTCTAACACCTCCTTCGATATGCTCACCTTTTCCGAAAGATTTACATCCTTTAGCGCCGATGGAACAATAAACTGCTCGGCAATAGCAAGTTTCTCCTTCTTATCATACCCCTTTAACTGAATAACAATCATACGGTCTAGTAATACTTTGTCAATCTTTGTAATATCATTTCCAGAGAAGACAAACATTGACCGGCTAAGGTCAAGAGGTACCCCCGAAAGGTACTTATCCTCAAAATCGGCGTTCTGAACCGTATCGGTCATGTGAATCATTAGGTTTTGAACCTCTTCACCCTTTGGAGTGGCAGAAATCTTATCAAGCTCGTCAAACATTAGAATGAGTGACATGCTTTTGGCAGCAATAAGCGAGTTTGCAATCTTGCCCGCGTGTGACCCCTCGTAGACAAGCTGGTGCCCCGTATAAGTTGTTGCATCCGAATCACCGCCAAGTGAAATAAACTGGAAAGGCCAGCCAAGAGCCTTTGCAATTCCATTCTTAATAAGGCAGGTCTTACCAATACCAGGGGGTCCAATCAGTAGTAGACTCGCCCCGCGCGCTGTAGGATTAGCAATGCGCGTAGCAATAAACTGTAGGATTTGAAGTTTCGACTCCTCCTGTCCATAGATTGCTTCCGATAGGGCCGTGCGCGCCCGTTGCATGAATTCGCCACATTGTAGTGGACCACTTTCTAGATTCACTGGCATATCTTTGTAAATACCAAGAGGTAGTCCTACAAACTTTTCCAACCACGCCGAGCTCTTAAAATACTCACCAGAGCCAGGATCCATTGATTGAAGTGCATTATACTTAGCAAGTACAAGACTCCGTGTTGCATCGCTAATATTCATTGTAAGAATCTTAAACATAATGTTCTCCTGTTGGGTCGGCTTCTTCCCAAGACTTTCTACAAGTTGCTCTTGCTTATCTGCAGTAAGAGCCTTAAACTGGTCAATCTGGTCATCAATGCCCCCGTCTTCCCGTGGCTCTGTTACAAGTTTTACAAACTTATTGACAAGAGATGTTTCCTTCTTCATGTTGTGACGCTTTGGAATATTACGCTCTGAATTATCGGCTTCAAGTGTTCCAAAACTAATACTGATTTCTGCAGGACCCTTACGCTTTTTTGGAGAATCTTCCGTTTCAGAATCTTCATATTCTTCCTCTGAATCCTCATCATCTTCATCTTCATCCTCATATTCCTCTTCATCATCGTCTTCTTCAACATCCATCTCATCTTCAGTATCACTTTCAATAACTGCCTTCTTTACTGAAGGACGGGCAGACTTCTTCTCGGTTTTGAGAGCCTTCTTGATTTGTTTACGAGCCTTTACTGCTGACTTGCGTAGACGCCGGCCTACAAAGGCAGAGGCCGAGGAAGATGAAGACATACTTTCATCTTCATCCTCGCTATAGGCAATAAGATTACGGATATTTCCCTTGCTGTCTACACTATCATCATCATCGTCTTGTGGTGGTCGCCCGCTTCCTTCTTTCTTTACTTGACTTGGCTTCTTGCGACCCGGGATTCCTGCCGGATCGCTAGTGTCATTTTTTGTCTTGTTTGAAGTGCGTGGGCTGAGTGTACTTTGTTTCATATGATGTCCTAACTAGGATATAGAGTTATAACGTTCTCAATTTTACTGGCAAGTGCCATTAACGGCAAGTGCCGAATTTAAACAGCCTTTTAGGCTGTTTAAATCAAGCATACTTGCCATCATAGGGTTGTAGGCAGTATTAAGAACCCCCTAAAGGGGGTTCTTAACTTCGGCACAACACGGTAAAACAGAAACAAATTATAATCCCTTTAAGATGTCAGATACATCCATTAAAATGAACCGTGTCTTTGTTGTTTCACTTTCGTATGAAGCATGATTTTGAATCATGTCAGTAAGATTTGCCATATTTGAATTGAGTAGTGTAGAGCGTGCCTTTGAAAAAAAGGCACCTGGTTTTCGCTTTAGAACACGTGCCATACAGGCAAGGCAATCTGAATATTCTTCAAGAAGTGCCTTATTATCAGGTAGCTTTCCAAAGTGTACCATATTTGTTAAAATACGCTGAAATGTTAAATTCAATACATCCATGTTTAGAAGCTCAAGTGCCGTTAATTCAGCAAGAAACTGACTATATCCATGGCGAAACTGTTTATCCTTCTGTGTTTCTACAAAGGTATCGTACGAATTTGATTCAGGCTCAGAAATATCATCAAAAATTTTGAGATAATTTGCTTGAAGGGTCTGCATTTCAGTTAAAATAATTCCATACCGGGAAGAAATTTCAGAAAGTAACTTAGCATACAGCGGACAGAATATTTTTTCTATTGCTGCCTTTCGGAATACTAACTTAATAAAGTCAGGAACAATTTCTCCAACCTCGGGTCCTCCTGAGCCAAGAATTTGATAAAGAAAATCACGGATTTCAACATATGTCTTGGGGCTAAACTTATTCAACTTTGAAAGAATAATATTGTTGAGAATCTTATCCTCTACGGGTTGCCGACTATTCTTAAAACGACTTGTATATTTTGCTATTGGTGGTGGTGGACTCCCCTGTGCAGTTGGAGAGCCAATTGTATTCTGGGATGATACACGGGACATGGGTGTAGTAGGCGGTGTACCATGGCCTCTATCTTGATTAAATCGATATTTGGAACTAGTATCCTTAGGCGATGAGTTACGGCGCCAGTCTGTTGTAATTGACATTCCATGAATTTCATATAGATCACGAAGACCACTTATACGTAGACACACCTCAGGCGGGGGCTTGGGGGATTGCGACTGTCCCCCTAAAATCAGCTTAAGTTGTTTGGAGATTTCGGACTCCATCGCTTCTCCTTATCTTTCTTTTATGTCGGCCTGTTTAGACCCGATTGCGGAAAGAAGGAGCCTCCGAATGGAACATCTATAACTAGAATGGGTCTTATAGGTGATGCTGGGCTTGATAATTTTTACTCTATAATCGGGTGTACTCTTTCACAATCAAAGGGAATCTTAGAGAAGAATCTAGAAAAGGCTACTTCATCTCCAACTGTTTCTTTTATGCTTCGTAATGGAGCAATAAATTCAATGCGTATAATGCCATCAGATGTTGTTAATTTATGGAACAAGCGATTTGAAAAGATTTGTACTCTTGAAAATGAATTAGCATCGTTTCTTACACCATCATCGAAGGATACAAAGGATATGCAAGATGATGCTATGGGACAACTATCATTCAATGACAGTTATTTCAAATGTTTAAATATTATTCCATTTGTCCTGTTTGGAATGGCCATCTTCAAAGTCTGGATAGTTCCTGCACTAGCAATTTCAACCCCTATTTTTGCATGGATACTTCCCTATATATTTCTGAAATTCATGTATAAGCTCCCAATTTCACAGGAGCAGTACGGTGAAATTATGAAGATGGTCTGGTCTGGAAATCCCCTTGATTTCAAAAAGGGGTTAGTACCGGGAGCTGAAAAACCGTCGATGTTTACTGCTAGAAGTATTGTTCAGTGGCTGTTTATGGGTGCTTCATTTGCACAATCACTTATTCAACCCATACAGAATTCAATTCATTTGTACAAGACCGATTCAACGGCCTATGCAAATGGTCAACGAATTCTTGAGCTGAAGAAACTTTATAGAGAAATGGCTGAGGACTGCAGAAAATACAATATTAAAATACTTTTACGTAATTCACTTGAAGACATTCCGGAAGATCCTAGACGGGCTATTCGAATTCTTATGGATGAATCTCAACGATTTCATATATGTATGAAGGATCTTGCTGAACTGGAAATTATGTGGCGAATTGCGAATTGCCCATCTCTCAAGCATGCAGTTATTCTTGAATCTGGAGGACCTCTTCTTTCTGCTTCAAATCTTTATGACATTTCTCTAGGAAAAGATGCTATTTCGTCTACAATAACCTTTACGAAAGCATCGAATCATGCTGCTCTTACTGGACCAAACGGTGGTGGAAAATCCTCATTTCTCCGGTCTATTTTACAAGCAGTTCTTCTTGGACAAACCTATGGAGTTTCCACAGCGGATAATCTTACACTCCGTAGATTTGGATGGATTTCATCTGGACTCCGTCTTCAAGATGCTCCGGGCAATTTATCGATGTTCGAAACGGAAGTTTGGTTTGCTGCAAATCTCTTAAAGAAGACACATCAACATGGTGCACCTGGTCTTGTTCTTTACGATGAACTTTTTCATAGTACAAATCCTCCTGATGGAATCCGAACTGCCGAAAAGTTCCTTGAACGTCTATGGAAACGCGAATCAGTAATGAGTATTGTAAGCACTCATGTATTTTCCTTAGTGGAAAAGGCACCTGCTCACGTAAAGAAGATTTGTTGCAATGCTTCGCTTGAAGCGGATGGATCAATAGAATATGATTATGCCATACGCGATGGAATATGCATGGTGAGTAGTGTACATTCAATATGGAAACGGTTTGAACTCTGATAAGTCCCTGCGCTAACACCCCGGATTCAAAAGATGAATTTAAAGAAGAAATGAGCGAGGCTATTATTGTGGGTGTTCTCTTTTTACTTATTGTAAGTGCTACAACATTTTATCTATACTCGCGCCTCATGTACTCCGAGCGTAAGATTGG